TACATAGAGATCTAGTCCGAGTACATTGCCTCGAATTGATCCCGGTTGCACTAAGCCGCCTGCGTTCATTGGCTGAGATGCTGAGTAGATTGGTCGCCCGGTAGTATCTGTAGCGCCCATTAGTAGCTGCCATTGTGATCCATTGGCGATGTAGTTATTAGCAAAATAACCTGTAGCCTCGTAAACCTTACGAGCTGAGTCTGAGGCAAACTCGATAATACCGGCTGAGTCTGCATCGCATCCTGAGCTATATTGACCTGCCGCGATTAGTGCGTTTAGTACTGTCGTATCGAGAGTCTTTAAGTACGCATTTTGTAGCTGATTTGTAAGCTCGGCATAGAAATTAGGATCTGAGCGCTCTAACAATTCTACGCTGATCGTATTCATGCCTGCGTACTTAGATACGGTACCTGTTAGGTAAGCCGTTTCCATGCCGGTATTTTGTACCGCTCCGGCTTCCGCCTCAACGGTTACGACAGGTGCTACGCCTGTACCGCCGCCGGCTGAGGTAACGAGTGATGGGACGTTAATAGTCATACCGTTAGTTGGCAAAACTCCACGGCTGCAAGCATCGATAGCCGGTGTACCAAAACGAGTATTCGTTGGGAATTCCGCTAGGTACTGAGTAGGTGAAAATGCAGGGTTTGTAGCAAAGCTATCATCGGCTGCGGTTACGTAAAGCTTTGAGTCGTCATTACCTAGAGCTGCCTTAATCTTGTGCTCTGTATAAGCGCCCATAGATGTAATAGGTGTACGTACTCGCTGAGAGTCTAGTACTGACGGACGGATGATCTTACGAGCGGCCTCGACCTTTTCAGCCTCGACCGGTGCATCTACCTGAGTTTCCTCCGGTGTATTTTCAGGGGCAGTAGTCACGGCCTCCTCGCTTTCTGTTTCTGTTTCGGTTTCGACCTCTACGATCGTCGTAGAGATAGTTGTAGTTTTTTCTTTTGTACTTGTAGCTGCCTCAAGCGCTGCTCGAGCGGCTGCAATATCAGTTACGGAGGCGCTAGAAAAGGCCGCACTCTCGACGAGGCTAACCTCTTTGAGGACCGCCGCCGTCACTAACAGGTAATCGCCCATTGGCTTAGAGGCCGTTACATCGACCCCTACGGATAAGCCGCTTACTAGGTTTTCCTGAGCTAATACGAGCGCATCTTGTCCTCGAGTGCTACTCGAAAGCTTAAACGATCCGTACACGCCCTCGGTTGAGTCGCTAAAACTAATCGCGCGACCGACCGGCTTATCGGCTTGATGTTGCATAAGTAATTTAATTTGTGAGGCTTCGGCGTAAGTAATTGAGCCGCGCTCAAACATAACCGGGCCTGCACTTGTAAAACCGATCTCGCCATATGGTGCAACGAGTCCGGAGATCATCCGCCGCTCTGTATCTGCGGCTTGTATCTCTTGGCTAAATGTTAGTAGCACTTGTATCTCCTAGCGGGGTTAGTTGCTCCATTTGTCGGGCTTGATCTACGTTAATTAAATCTAGATTTAACATTTTCTCGATGATGTCTAAACGATCCTTAGCATCTACACGTAAGAAAGTATCATCGACGGCAAACCGGACCTGATTAGATCCGTTTGTTATATCGTTCATCGATAGACGATCCTCAATAGCTGAAATGTAAGGCTGCAAAGAATAAGCTACAAATTCTTTACGACCGTCTAAAATATTTTGGTATGTCATTGAGTTATTCATGTCCGCGCTAATTAAATAACTTGGCACGTTCATCGCGCGGCTAATTTCGGTAGCGAGGTACTGAGAAAATTCGGAGTAGGCCATGTCTTTAGGTGAAAAAGATGTAGGCACATAATCAAGAGTGCTCGTTAAATATGCGGTGCTGCGATTTTGTCTAGCACTCTTAAAAGCCGCTAGTAGTCCTTGTATTTGAGACTCCGGTAAATCTGCACCGTTATTTTTTAGGATACCTGTAGGCATCGGTGTAGCTGCACTTATCGCCGCTGCCTTTTGTACATCGTATGCAGCTTTAATAGTCGTACTTGCACTCTGCAATACACCAGGTAGCAAAGATTGGAAAGTAACGAGAGATCCAATACCGCCCATAGGTACTTTATTACCATCGACGAAATAATCTTGGATCTCTGTACCGTATTGATTAGTCGTATATGTAACGCGGTTATTAGCGACCCACTCAAAGCCGGATGGTCGGCCATCATCGGCGTACAAAGATGTAACACGCCAATACGCGACCGAGTAAAAAATTAAACTGTCCACGGTTGCAGCGATTGTAAGGCTTCGAGGTTGGCGAATATCCGGCTGCTCTAACCAAACCGGAGAGCCTAACTTTTCGCCTGTAGATTTTTTGTATAAAGATAAATCAATAGATGCGATAACGCCGGCAATTAAATTACGGCAACGCGCAACGCTTGATACTTGTAACGCAAAGTTACGATCGATACCAATTCCGTTATATCCAAAATTACCGGTATTAAATGATCCATAGCCGTACGTCGTATCCATTACGGCAGGTGCGTACTGAGCCTCTACCTGAGGTTTTGCAGAGCTCTTAAGCCCTAGAGTTTGGAGTAATCCCATAGGTAGGATTTTCTCAAATTGTCAAGCATAAAACCGATTATGCGCGGCGTGTCTTATATGTAAACCTTAGCCTCGGCCATTGGTTGATTAAGAATATGGACGATCATAGATAAGCCGATAGCGATATCTACGGGCCCAGCCGATTTACGCCGGACGATACGCCAACTATCCGGGCTCTCTTTTGCCGCGCAATTTGCCATATGGCTAACGAGATCATCTTGGCCCGAGTGCACGAGGCGATTATTTGAGAGGGCTTGATGTAGATCCCCTGAGGCTTGGTATCCCTTTTGTCCCGAGATATCGGTTATATGGATGCCGTTAATCTCGAGGCGTTTGGCGATCGAGGCGGTCGTGTACTTGTCATAGCAAACGGTACGAGGGTAAAAGTCTTTACACCATTTGGCAATATGGTCGGCCATAAAGAGCTCATCGATAGATACGTCGGAGTGAAAAGTCTCAAGGACCGCGACACCGATACGGCCATCGGGTAAGACTTGGCCCATCGTGAGAGACCCGTCGCGCCTACTCGGTGACACGTCAAAGGCAAAGATAGTAAGCGGACCCGGTGACATTTTTAGATCTTTATCTCCGGCATTTTCTACCGACATATGCGGCCACGGGCTTTGAGAGGATGAGATCCATTGGCAAAGTAACTCGGTTTTAGTCGTCTCTACCGGCTGAGTAGCTACCGCTTCCTCTAAAGCCTCCTCGGTAACGGTGTAGCCGAGCGCCGGGTTAGCCATCGCCCACGCATCCCGATCGGTGATACTCGCAAACTGAGGGGCCGAGTACTCGTAAAAGCCAAACGTCTTAGGCGGAAAACTTAAAGCCCTCTCGCGTAGATCATTAAGCACGGTACTAAAAGCATCGCCGGCATTAGAGGTTAATAAGGTTTGAGCATTGGCCCGGGCTCGAGTCGTAGGCGTTGCAGCTCTAAAACCCTCCTCGGATATCTCTCGTACCTCATCGATGTATAAAAGATCGGCGGTACGGCCACGGCTACCGTCTCTCGTAGCTGCGACTACATCTAAGCGAGCGCCGTTTTTAAGCTCGATACTTTCGGTACCGTTAGCAAACCGGATCTGTTTAACCGCTCGGCTTAGCCCGTCGTTAGCCTCGATAGCGTAAGCCACTTGCCTAAAGGTGTCTAAGGCCATCGATCTATTAGAGCTCATAATAATTACATTTTTAGAGTCGAATAAATAGAGGTGCGCCAGCATCATCATACGCGCGAGGTGAGTCTTACCCTGTTGCCGGGCACAAAGTACGAGATTAGTTTTGCGGATAAACATACCCTCATCATCGATAGAGGTCATGTCACGAATTACAAAATCTTGCCACGGTAAAAGGGGTAGGCCGATCGAGTCTGCAAGCTGCGCTACCTCATCGCCGCGATTTTTGCCCTCGATGTAGGGACTATGTAATCGAGGCTCAGTAGCCCCAATACGGGACGTTTTAGTTTGGCTCATAGTCCTATCAATTCTGCTCCGGTTGGCCCGTACACGGACCGGCTAGGACCTTTGAGGTAGTGATCGGGGAGATATTGCTCGGAAAGGCAGGGGGGGTAGAATTGGATGCTAAAAAAACGCCTTGTGAGCGTGATCCCTTGCTCGAATTGCATCGCTTGCAGCAGGCCACCATATTCTCCAAACTGATCGGATCGCCTCCAGCTTTGAGGCTGACTATGTGATCTACCGTAGTGGCATCCTGCCCACAATACACACACGTATAACCGTCCCTAGCTAGCACTACCAGCCTTTGCTTCTTGTACTTATTACTGAGTCTAGGGTCGTGCTTACCGTGCACCATTAGTACCAACCCCTTTGATTATGAAAGTGTAAGGCTCTACAAGGTGTTGAGTGTTTATGGCTTATGTACTTAAGACCTAGATCTATTTGCTTAAATGGATCTAACTCTTTCATCTTAAGTAACTGAGGTATCCCATATGCAGAGCTCTTAGGGTTATCTGCTCGTGGATCCCATCTACTCTCTTTATTCCATAAGATCTCTAAGCATCTATATTGCTTAGCATTAAGTAGCTTTATATGTGCGTATAGTTTGTAGTTTTCTTTATCTCTATGTGTGTTAATTGCTTGAGATGCAGGCATATTGCTAAATAGCAATAGCCCGGCCAATAGCACCAAACTACGCCTGCGAGCTATCCGCGGTAGCGGCTCGCCTGCGAGTATGGAGCGTAAAGCCTTTGTCAAATAGGCGCAATAGTTGAGCGTACGTTTGGGCGTGTCCCACAACCTATTAACACTTGTGTATAACTCTTGTGGATAACTCATAGTTTAACCTGCATCCCAATATAGTGCGTATAGGCCGGCGGAATAGCCTCGACTAATTCGCCCCATATCATCCAATCAATACCCATCGCCTCGTAAGCCTGCGGCATTGTTTTAGCTGTATGTCCACCGCCCGGGATCTCGTCACGCATTGAGCCATATATGCCCACGGGTTTACCTTGTTGCTTATGGTGGCAATCTGTACCCTTTAACTCAAGGTTAGACTCAAATAGCCGGTGCCTACGTACCTTGAGACCAAACGCCGAGCCGCATACCTGTACCGCATCGATTAAGGGTGCGCCTTTTACGTTTTCGATTATGTACGGTTTACCTGATACTACGAGTAGCGAGCGCACTTGAGCGAGTAAATCCCTTTTACTTGTGCTCTTACCTTGAGCTTTACGTAAATGCTGAGTAATACTATAAGTCTGACACGGAGGCGAGGCATGGATAAGGTCGTACTCCTCTAAGTCCTCCGGACGTAACTCCATTACATCTCTACGTATGTACTTAAACGGGTAGCGCTTACCGTGCTTAATATCCATACCTGTAACCTCAAAGCCGGCACGGTAATAGCCCATTGAGGCCCCACCTGCACCGCAGAATAGATCTAATACCTTAAGCATCTTTACCCCATCCCTTACCCTTAAAGCTGATACCGGGTGCGTGATATACCTGCCTCATATGCGTACCGCAACACATAGGCGCAGCGTTTGAGGTTATAGGCTGCTCAAGCTCATAACGGATATTGCACATAATGCACTCATACTCATACATCGGCATCGCGTAGATCCTCCATTAGTACTATGCCCATAACACCGCATTTAACGCATTGGAGCGACTTAACGTACGGCGGCAGGTTATCGGTTACGACTCGCTCTATATGATCGGTCATCTTGCCGCATAAACGGCACTTAGTTTTATACGTCGCCATAATTAGACCTCTTTAGATATTGCATCTCAAATAGATTAGCTCGAGGTACCCAATAGTTATCCTGATACGTGTGTTTGTATCTTGGTTGCTTGGCCATATGTACGGGCATCCAACCTAACAAATGATAAACCGGGCTAAAGCCTGTAACCAATATAGCTACATCGTTAGGCCTGCCCGGTCCTCGATTTTGTACGATTAAATGCCCGTTAGCGTGTTTGGTCCATTTGACCTCGATATTCTCGCCTACATCTGCCGTATCGTGCGCGTTATCAATAGCCGGTACAAAGCCATAATCGCCAAAATAGTTAGCTACGGCGATCTCTGCGGCTGCACTCTCTGACTCTTGCCATACAAGCTCGTGCCAGTTTTTATAGGCTTGGCCAAAATTACTTGCATCGGTCGGATCGGCATTACGTATGATCGTGCGCTCTAGTCCTACACGATGAGCCGTAATTTCCTGCGATCGATCGAGTATTACCTTAGCTACGCGCGACATTGTGCACATAACCATAAAACTACCTCACCGCTTACATCGCGTACATCAAAGCCGCCGAGTGCGCTATGCCACTTAAAGCACTCATCGCATTGTTTGGCGGCTACTACGGTCATATCGCCGTTATCGTGGATAGTCGTAGCTAGTCCGTCTTTAATAAAGGTTAGCTCGCTCATAGTTTTAGACCGTCCTCGCATCGTTTACAAAATGCCACGACCAAACCATCCTCACGTACGTAATCATTTATAAACGTATCGTTATCGCATTTAGAGCAATTACCCGAGCCGCCATATCCATCGAAAGAGTAAATATGGCCGTCGGTTGCTCGGTAAATATCTTTAGGGTTTATGGTCATACTTGAGGCTTCCATTTTCCGTCGGATCCGAGTACGTGCCAATACGGGTTACATTGATTAGCTCTAACTCGCTCGGTGCACTTATAAGCGGCCCACGGTTTACCCGTTGCCTTAGCCGTGCCCTCAGCCCATACCATCGTACCGTGCGTACATCGTGGGGCCTCAGCTACTAACTCACCGCCGAGGCTTTTACCGATCTCTAGGATGCTACTCGCCATTGTGGCCATGTCCTCGATCGAGGCCTTTGTGCTCCACGGGTCCGAGTCTGCCGGTAGTGTCTCGACCTTTTCCATATCCTGCGCGGTAGGCCGCGAGTTATGCTCAAGGCTAGGCGTTAGTAAGCCTATGCAGCGGCCGTAAGCTGAGGTAATTGTGTCCTCGATAAACCATTTTTTCATATTGTTTGGATAAGTCGAGACGTTACCAAAAGCGTAATCGATGGCACTAGGTAGATGATCCTCATACTCGCGGTACGCCTCAGCTTTAACGAGGATCGTGCCTTTAATAATATCTAGATCCTCAATGTAAGCGACTAATCTCCCGGATGGGAATTCTAATCTAAAGCGCTTAATACGTGCGTTTACGTCCTCGTAGTTATCTAAAAACCCCATTAGATTAGCTCCTTATCTTTCAGAGCTTGAGCGATAGCGCGGCCACGTACAAAGCCCTCGCCGTGCCCTTGTCGGTGTCCTATTGAGTAACCGATTACCATAAACATAAAGCCCATACCACAGGCTGCCAAACCGATCAATATATCTAAACTATTCATTACTTAGCCCTTTGTTAAGGCCGATCAAGCTACCAACCGAGTAGCCCTCTCAGCGTTTGTAGTATCAGTATGAGGGCTTTTTGTCAGAATACAAAGCGTATAGCCTTTTGGCGTGTCGCTACTTGGCTAATCGATCCTCTAACAAAATCTCGTAGATACGGTCCACGCGCTGCTCGATACGCTCAACGCGCCCGGCTAGGTTATGGCCGCCGTTGCCGTCCGGCTTTAACTCGGCTAAATAATACTTAACTAGATGGCGGACGAGCCCAGCTCCTAGCCCCAAAATAGTAAAACTCCCGAGAGCTATACCAACTACGAGCTGAGCTCTTTCCATTACTTAGCGCCTACGCCTAATTGCTTCTCCGAAGGCTGCAACGCTTTCAGTAGTGGCCCGATTAGCCCAGCGATAAACGCGTTAGCCAATACTTTGTAGTCTGTAATGCCGGACATATACAAAGCCGCTACGGATGCGAGGGATGCTCGACCGTATGATTTTGCCGCCGCTATTGCTTGCTCTTTCATTTGTTGCTCCTTAGTGCCCTTAAGGATTTATCTAACTATAAACCTAAACTAGCGATTAAGGCTTTAGCCTTGCTTGCCGATATCTCTACCTCAAAGTGCATATCGTCCGGTCTGCTCTTAAAATCGCCGCCCCACTTGAGGCCGTACTTTTTAGCTAAAGCTCTCAGCATTGGTATTTTCTCAGCCGGGAAAGTGCCGGCCTTGCCTAGTGGATGCCGCGTGGCATTTAGATCAATAGCGGTACCGGATGAGTGACAGGATAATTTTGTAGGATTACCTCTTACCATCCTGTACGCATATGCCCAATCGTCAAACGTGCCCTCATCGATCGGCTCAATTAACTCGTGAAACTCCGCAGCAAAGGCGGCCAAGAGAGGCCCAACACTCTCGGCGCACCTTAGCTTACGGTCCGTACCCTTTACGGGATAGGACTTTATTTTAATCTCGGCAGGATCTTTAGAGGCCGGGTAGCCGTTGTAACTCGTCTCCATTATCCGAGCAGTAGCCTTGCCTCATCGGCGGTGAGTCCTAATTTATCTAATACCGCTTGGCGCTCTGTTTCTTTAGCTTGCCACTCTAAAGCCTCTGCGGCAAAGCGAGCCTCTGCCGCTTGAGCCGCTGCTATTTGATCGGCCGTATATGGTCGCTCTGTTATTTCGCCTGTTATTACGTCGTGATTTCTTTCGATGTATGTCATTAGTTAGCTCCGTACATATAGAGGGTACCGCCGCTAAAAGTTCCGCCACTAACACGTACGTTTACCGAGCTTATTACCGAGGTACCGTTATAAACTGTCGATCCTGTAAAATTGCGTTGGCCGTTGCCGCTACCCGGCGAGGTACCTGAGTCGTAAGTAATTAACTTTTTACCGCTTGAGTTAGCACCGTCGATAAAGAAATAACCGTTACAATCACCAGACGAGCCAGTAGATCCAAACTTATTAAAATCAATTTCATTTTGAGAGATAAAATTAGAGCTACCAGTTACTACGGTCGTACCATAAGACGCTAGACCTTGGATAAATCCGGCCTGCCAAAAGTAAGTACCAGATCCCGTAGAGTCATTGTTTGGTCTTATTCTGATTTCATTACTTGCCGTAGCCGTCGTAGCTTGATAAATAAATCCGTAAAGTTTGTTATAACCTGAAAGCCCTGAAACTGTTACCGATCCCGAGCCACCTAAAGAGGTAGTACTAATTAGCGTATAGCTCGTTGCCGCCGCGCTTGGACTTGCCCACTTTAGGCCAGTAGCCTCAGCTGAGTCCGCGGTTAATACGGTGCCATTAGATCCTACGGCCAAACGTGAAACGGTATCAGCTGCCGTTGCAGCTACTAAATCGCCTTTAGCATCGACTATAGATTTAGCGATAGCGCCGTTTGCTAGATCATAAGTAGTTTTAACCGCGTTAGCCGTTGCCGCTAGCGTTGTAGATGTACTAGAGGTTGAGTCTGAAAGCTGCACCGCGCCGAGGTTTGAGGTAGTGCCGCTTAGGATGCCTACGTTTACCGTCCCGGACGTGCCGCCGCCCGTTAAAGGGCTCGAAACTGTAACACCCTCGATATCACCGGTAGCGCCTGAGGCTACCCAAGCTGCACCGTCGTAATACCATAAAGAGTTATTATCTTTTGTAAATGCAAACTGACCCTCGGCCGGTGCGGTAATAGCCGCATCTCGAGCCGTTGCGTTTGTAAATACGTTAATACCCTGCATGAGGTAGCCGTTTACGTCACCGGCGGTTAATACCTCACCCGTAATAAAGGTCTTAAAACCTTGACCAGCTGCCATAACCTTGCTCCTTAGTATGCTAATACGGAGGTATCGAGCACTCCGTATAATGATGAGTTTAGTATAAAGCCGTCGATAATCGGCTCTAGTGTTGTAAATGTCGTTTTCCATGAGTTAGGCGTAACACGGTGCACTACGCCAAACACTTGTAAAGTCTGTTGCAGGGTTGAGTTACCAGGCTGATTAGTCGTAACCTCTACCGGGTCAAAAAAATCTAAAGTAAGTGCGGCTAATATGCCATCGTTATAATCGTCCATATATAGATCAAGCTCTACGGCATCGCAGCGAGTACGAGTATCTTTACGGCTAGCTACGTAGGCACGTGCATAATCGAGCGCGGCTTGATCCGTGTCCATTACTAGATTAGTTTGGTTATATGAGTGCACAAAGTACTCATCGATCGAGTCCTGATCTTGAGCTATCTGAGCCGTCCCGCCGATCTTAGTAATAGAGGCCGAGTTATAAACCTGCGTATCGTCTAAACGCCATATAGCGTTAAAGTAATTGATATCAGTACCGTCGTCATTAAAGCGAGTTACCGGGAAAGCCTGAGAGTCGATGCAAAAGGCTCGATCCTTAAGCTCTACTGATCCTCGAGCGTTTATATAGATAGCGCCGTACTCAGAGATGGTAGCGGTTTGTAGTGCATTAAGAGCGGTGCGAGGGTTGCCCGGGTCTGCCTGAAAGATAGTCGTGCCGTATTGGATCTCGCGCTGAGACGGAGGCCAAGCGATCTCGTCGAGGATAGCGTTTACGCGCTCGCCCGGTAAGTCACCGGCATCGGCTAAAGTAAGTGTAGATATTTGACTATTTTGGAAAAGTCTAAAAGCATCTACGGCCGTGATAGTCGTGTATACGACATCGGTAGCCATCTTAGGCGTAGTAGTTGTATAGCTAGTAATAAAGCCGCTAAACATTGGATACTCGACACCCTCATAAGTAGCCGTAATTGCTACCTTACGCATAGGAGTAAGTAAGCCGTAATAAGGTCCGGCCGCATTTTGAGGATTAAAGTCGCCATTTTGATCGACGATACGGAGAGTTAGCGTACCTGTTTGGAATACGTCCGCCTGAGCGTTACGGCCTCGCATAGTTGTAATACCGTCTACTTGATCCGATACGTCTACGATCAAAGCCTCAGAGTCGGCTAATACGTTTGTCCCTAAAATACCGCTATTAAGGATCATCGCTTGAGCAAAAGCCGGACCCGTAGAAAAGTTAATAACCGCGTTTACTGTAGGGACCGTCATAGCGTTCCTGCCACTAATAAAGGATCTCCGTCGCGGTTAATCTTTTGGATCGTATCTTGTAGCAAGGTAGTAAACTCATCTTGAGATGCGATAGCGCCGGCGTTAATAGTTATATTGTAAGCGCGCGCGGCCTGAGCTGCATAACGTGCTCCGCTTGCCGCATCTGAAAGAGTAAGGCCAGAGCCTAAACCTTGCATGAGTGAGCCTTGAGCTACCGCATTAGTTAGCGATATCTGAGAGAGACTTTTCTCGTAAGCATCTTGAGCCTGAGCGGCGTAACGTATACCGGATATCTGCGCCGGTGTGAGTGCCGTAGCTACACTTACCGGCTCTTTAGCTAGTGCTATCTCAGCCTCGCTCGGTGTCATCTTTTGGATAGCGGCCGTATTAGGGCTAGGACCTGCACCGGCTTTAGCCAAGGCGTTTATATAAGTCTGTAAAGCTGAAAGGCGAGCATCATCGGCGGCTTTTTGTGCTCGTGCTACTCGATCAATCATCGATAGCTCGGCTTGCTCGCGTAGTAATACCTGAGTCTTTAGCGCGTTTGTCGTATTGCTTTGAGCTGCAAGGCGAGCGATCTCGGTTAGTTGTATCTGAGTACGCTCTGAGTATTGCTCTTTTTCGGCTAACTGACCAGCTGCGATAATAGCGGCGTTGTACTTCTTAAACGCCTCCTCACGTGCTAACTCTTTATCGCCCTCGGCCATCTTGCTATCGTTAATACCTTTAAGCTCAGCGAGTAGCTGAGTGTTAATAGCGTTAAGAGTTGCATCGCTAATCTCTTTGATGCCGGCTAGTTTGGCCATGTCCGCGTTTTTCTGAAAAGCCGCTAACTCACTAATTTTCTTGAGTGCGAGCTCGCCGTTGTCCTCCTCGATAGCTTGTAAAGCCTCGAGGCGTAGGATCGTATCTTTATCGTAGGTAGCGCGTAGAGCCGCGGCAATAGAGATGCGGTTAGTATCGAATACGGCCGCAGCCTTTGATAACGAAAGTTTATTTTTCTCTGCTAATTCTTGCTTTTTTAATAAAGCTAATCTTTCTTTTTCGCGCTTAGCTGCGGCAGCTGCGGCAGCGGCTCTAGCTTTGTCCGCTTTTACTTGAGCATCGGTAGCACCCGATATCGTCATAGGCGTAGTAAAAGGCTGAGGCTTTAGTCTATCCTCTTTACCTAAATCTTTAATAAACTTTAGATAGGAAATATTGTAAACATACTCCCAATCTTTACTATCAAAACCGGGTATAAACTTTAATTTTTCGGATAATACTCCGATACCGCGAATAACATCGGCCGTACTTAGGGCCGCCTTTTCCATATTTGCAGCTAACGTAGCTACCGAGTCGTCCTCACCTAGACCGGATAAAGCATCGACTAGACCTTTACCTATGATCTCTTGAGCGTTACCGGCTGCCTCTTTGAGTACGCGCATTTTACCCGCATAAGTGTCAAGCTCGGCCGCACCTGCTCCGGCAAAAGTCTTTGTCAATAATTGGACGGCATCATTAACATCTAGAGTCTTTAACTCTGTTTGTGTTAGGCCAAGGTTATATTTTCTTAGGCCTTTAGTGTTGCCCACGTATAGAGCTGCGAGATCCTGATTTACGGTTAATAAATCTTGGCCCGATCCTGCCGCTACATCTAGAGATAGGTTGAGTAGATCTTGAGCTTTAGAGGTATCGCCGGTTACGGTTATAAGTTTCTGAAAAGCCTCGCGTAATACTTCACCCTCGTAGCCAAACTTGGCCGATATGTCCCCGAGTTTCTTTTCGATAATATCCGTATCGAAAGATAGCCCTAGATTTTTTAATACTGTCTCGAGGCGCTTAGCTGACTTTTCATTTTCTGCAAAAGCCTTAACGGCATTTTTACCGTAGGCCAACATAGCCGCAGCGCCAAAAGTAACGCCGAGAGTTTTAGCTACGCTTTTAATGCCTTTCTCAAAGCCGCCTAATTGCTTTTGGCCCTTAGCTAAGGCTTTACCGTCCCATGTAGATACGGCACTTACGACGAGGCTAGGTAGGTTTCTCATTATGCCGCCTTAGCGTAACGACCTTGGTTAAAGGCGGCGATAGTATTTTCTATAGCTTTAATTACTGAGGCTTGTACCTTGCCTTGATCCTCGGCCCACGCTCTAAAGATCATGCGGCCGCGCATCTCTCGACTATCACCGTAGAGAGGTCCCATACGGCTAACAAAATTAGCACCGGCTCCGGGGTTATTAGATTTACTCTTAGGGGATCCGCCCGGGTTAGTACGTCCTGCCGTCTCATAGATAGCACCTGAGGCAGATTTATTAGCGATGTAATACATAGCTCTAAAGCCATTTTTATTACGCTCACTCGGAGCGGCTGAGTAATAGATACCTTTACGAGCTGCCTCGGCATCATAAAAGGGAAAACGGCGTAGCTTTCCCTCACTATTAAAAGTACGAAATGCAGAATTACGAGCCGTAATCTTTCTACCGGAGGTACCCTCGTCCCAGTTATAAAGCCCACCCGGCGCGGCCGTCGGTGCGTAGCCTCGAGCCTTATCGCGTATCGGGATCATAATTCCCTTGATCTCTTTATTCATCTCTTTTAATAGCTCGGGATCTACTTTACGGATTGCGCGTAGAGTCTCTTTATACCCGTCTAGTTTTACGGACATTTTTAGACTCCTCCGCTTGCTCGTTTAATACTTTGACTAACATCTTAAACATCTCTACATCGAGATCTAGTACCGCTTGAGGCGGGATCCCTAACCGTATTGATAGTTGCGCTACCAAATGTGTTAGAGAGTCCCGCCCTAGCTTAAAGGCTCGTCGTCTAATACCTCGACTCGCGTTAATGTATCTAAAAACTCAGGGCCAAAACTTTTTACGGTTTCGCCGCTAGTCCTAATACACTCCCAAGCCAACCAAAATAAATCGGTCTGCTTTTCATCGTCACGAAAGGCTTTATGAAAACCTTTTTTTGCGTAGAGCTCAAAGGCGTACTCAATTCTCGGCGTGATTTGATGCTCTGTTACCTCGCCGGTAGCCCTTGTTATTTTGAGTCGTGCCATTGTGTGCCCCTTTTCTAGTTTGTTATGGAGTTGTGTCTACTACGATTACTGAGTTGCAGGTGAAAGTAATACTCTGAGTAGAGATATCACCGACGGCCCCGTTAATATCAGTAGTATTATTAACTAATACTGTTGTTTGATATTCAGGGTTAGTAGCTGAGACAGTTGCGCTAGTCTGCTTAAGTGTTAGAGGTACTGTTGTACCCCATGCTCCCTGCAAGGTCGCTAGGACTTCGCCGGCTGCGGTATCGTTTAGAAAATCTAGCGTAATCGTCGAGGTCTCAAGGCCCTTAGTAAAACGTCGAGCGTTATCTCCCATGGCCGTGACCTCAAGCTCCTCAAAGACACGGTTGATAGTTGCGCTAGTTACATGATCTGAGAGATCGACCGAGTTAAGGGTTACGACCACTCCATTACTTAAGAATATGGCCATGTGCCTATTCCTCGCTTTCGGTTGTAGTTGTTGTTTCGATTTTTACTTTTGCTACTTTGACCGGTGCAGGCTCGTCTACGATCTGCCCAATCTTTCGCAAAAACTTTAAGTCATCCTCTGTATATGGCATTAGTTACTCCCAGCTTGTAAGTATTGAGATAGTGATATCAGTAGTTAATAAATCGCCGCTCTGTACGGTTAATACGCTAGGAGCGCTTACCGGTCCGATATTCATAACGATAGATGAGGCCGCTAACTTTTCGTATACGGCGCACACCATGCTTTCGATCCCTTGTAAATTGCCTTGATTATCGTACATAGGCACGTTACAAATGATGCGAAAGGATGCCATAGGCGAGATATTGGCGTACTCGTTATTACTCGGAGTGATGTACGGATCTGCCGGGCTTACGATCACACTATTAGCGGTGATAGTAGGAGGCGGATAGGCGTACGTATTCCATACGTTAGCGTTAGCAAGGGCCGCAGCTAGTGAGGCTCTTAAAGTAGTGATAGGTGCCGGCATTATCCGACCATCGCATTAGGGCTCATATATCCGGCGATAAGGCCGCGGATCTTACCGATCATTGAGTTACCCATACGGTAAGGGCTAGGGCTAAAACCATCGATCGATACGCCGCCGGTTTGGCTAACCTGTCGGGCTTGCCAGATATCGACGGCCAAAATCATTGAGGCCTCTCTTACGGCCGGGGTAGTTGCGTATGAGTTTGTCTTTGTATCTGCCCCTATTGCTTGGCCATAAGGGAGTACGCGAGTAAAATTAGCGTCAGCTGCGGTTTTAGCAAACTGTATAAAGCTATATCCATTAGGCCAATTAAACGCATAGTTATTAAATGCTATGGATGGTAATTGAGTAGTCGTACCGGCGGTCCACGGAATAGTCCCGGTAATTGTGTAGGTGCCGTTAAAGGTTGAGCCGCATCCACTCAAGGTTACGGAGTCGCCCGTAGTAAATATACCGGGGTTAGCGATCATTACGGTAGCTACATTATTTTGCAAAGCCGTGCCGACGACGGGTGCAGAGTCAAACCATAAAAATTGATTGATGAGATCCTGCGCGGTTTGGCAAACCTCCTCGACGGTATTAGATGAGTATAAATTTTCGATACCGAGATTAGCGCGTAACTCGGCCTCGGTTACATACGTTGCAGGCATTTTATACTCCTCACTTAAAAAGGGCCGGTAGGGCTCAAAGGGCTAAGAGCCCTACCGACTATTAGTTTTTTTGCTTAGTTAAGATTAAACTTAACGATACCCTTAGGCATTTTCGCAATAGTGGCCATGTAACCATAGATGGCTACCTGTACCTGTAGGTTTGATACTACGTTTACTGACATATACGCCGTAGGTGATTGGTAAACCGTAAATGCTTCCGGTGCCAAAATAACCGCAGAGTCATCGATAGTAGTAGTAGCGGTAAAGTTTTTATCTACATAGAGATCTAGCCCGAGTACGTTGCCTCGAATAGATCCCGGCTGCACTAGACCGCCGGCGTTCATTGGCTGAGATGCTGAGTAGATTGGTCGCCCTGTTGTATCAGTAGCACCCATTAGTAGCTGCCATTGTGATCCATTAGCGATGTAGTTATTAGCAAAATAACCGGTAGCTTCGTAAACCTTACGAGCTGAGTCTGAGGCAAACTCGATAATACCTGCTGAGTCTGCATCGCATCCGGAGCTATATTGACCAGCTGCGATAAGTGCGTTTAGTACTGTCGTATCTAGTGTCTTTAGATACGCGTTCTGTAATTGGTTTGTTAGCTCAGCGTAGAAGTTAGGATCTGAGCGCTCAAGCAATTCTACGGAGATCGTATTCATACCTGCGTACTTAGATACGGTACCTGTTAGGTAAGCTGTTTCCATCCCGGTATTTTGTACCGCTCCGGCTTCTGCCTCAACGGTTACGACAGGTGCTACGCCTGTACCGCCACCGGCTGAGGTAACGAGTGATGGGACGTTAATAGTCATACCGTTAGTAGGCAAAACTCCACGTGAGCAAGCATCGATAGCAGGTGTACCAAAACGAGTATTCGTTGGGAATTCCGCTAGGTACTGAGTTGGAGAAAATGCAGGGTTAGTAGCAAAGCTATCATCGGCTGCGGTTACGTAAAGCTTTGAGTCATCGTTACCTAGAGCTGCCTTAATCTTGTGCTCTGTATAAGCGCCCATAGATGTAATAGGTGTACGTACTCGCTGAGAGTCTAGTACTGAGGGACGGATGATCTTTCGAGCGGCTTCGACTTTTTCAGCCTCTGCCGGTGCATCTACCGGAGTCTCCTCCGGTGTATTTTCAGGGGCTGTAGTCACAGCTTCCTCGCTTTCGGTTTCTGTTTCGACCTCTACGATTGTCGTAGAGATAGTTGTAGTTTTTTCTTTTGTACTTGTAGCTGCCTCAAGCGCTGCTCGAGCGGCTGCAATATCAGTTACGGAGGCGCTAGAAAAGGCCGCACTCTCGACGAGGCTAACCTCTTTGA